TTTCCATATATGTTTGAGTGTCATTAGTCCATGTGGGGATAACGCACTTAATTTTATTAGTCGTGGGATCTACGCCAGAAATATGTCCGATAACAGTAAAGACTTTGCTGTTACTTTGCTCCTGGTTGATGTGGAGTCCTAAGTGAAATGTTTCAACCGCTGAGTCGTCAGGAATCATCTTCTTCAATCTCCGGCTTACCCACAACATTCTGCATACTCTGTGCTACTTGAATAGGTTGAATCGTGCTTTCTAATAATGCGCGTTCAACTTGTAGTTTCTCCCAGCGGCGTTGCAGCATATCTTGTTCTAGTTTTAATGTGCGGATTTGTTCTGAGATCTGCTGCATCTCACGCTTCATGGTTTTCGCCATCGGCTGTAGATAGTTGAGTATTTGGGTGCCATCTATGATGCTCATATAATCTGCTCACTATAACTTGTTTTAAAAGGAAACGCCACAAAGTGCGATCCGTCTTTATTTCTTCTGAACATAGGCTTAATTTCTCCTGTAACAAGACTAGCATGCCAGGCAGTTAAGTCAATTAAATATCCACCCATGAGTGAATTCTTATCTAAGCTAAACGCATAAAATAAGAAGTCTGGACGAATACGAACATCTAATAACTTCGCATACTCAGAACGCCCGCCACCGCCTGAACTACGGAGCGTAAAGTCTTTATAGCCAGAATATTGCGTCTGTCTAATCCGCACAGCAAAATGTAACGTAGGCATCACTAAATCAATACCACGTTCGGTGTCGGCTTTGAAGTTAGCTTCAACAACAAACTTTTTGCCTAGAACTTTTTTGACTTGATCTAGGTGCTGGTCAGACCATGTGCGGCGCTGGGAGTAACCGGCTTGCGATAAATCAGGCATTCTACAGCTCCATCCACGTAATATTGACTTTCGGTGCTATAGTCCCTACAGCACCTACCCTCACATATAGACCGCCTTCAGCGTAACCTTCTAAACAAAAACTTCCAGTGAACAGCGACGGCCACTTGCTAATCACCCGGCCAGTACCATCCATAATGGATAAATGTCCGTTATTCTTCCAGAATGTAGCGCAATAAAACTTAACATGATCCGCTCCCGATAACTTAAACGTACCGGGACAGGTCGCGTTCCATTCAAAGCGCTTCTTATCGGCTTGAAGGATAATCGTACCGATGGCTGGGGATATGTCTACGTATTCGCAGGGTTGAATCATTTAATTCCCGCCTGTTGCTTCCAGTAATCGACAAGGCTTACATCAATCTCATCGCCTTTTTGTACACGACAAGCTAACTCCAGCGCCCTCTCCATCTTTTCGATGTAGTTGAGTAGAAATAAAACATCGTGTTCGCTAACATCAAGCGCCCCGTATTTTTCATATTGCGCTTTAATCTCTTGTATGTGTGTGTTCATTTATTATCCTTATTAATAAATACATGCCACACCAAGAGCCCGTCTCTCATTTGAAAAGTACCTACATAAAACTGATTAACTGACGGGTCGATAGAGTGTCCGGTGCCGTAAATAGTCAATCTACGCCTCTGTAACGGAGCGTTTTCATCTACCAATGCCCACAAACAAGGGATATCAAATTGCAATGCTACGGCTAATGGTCTCACTCCTTTAGGAAGATCTAGAATCTGTTGGTCGGTAACGACAAAGGGATATTTGTAGATCTTCATGCCTCACCTCCGAATAATTGCTTGCGTAATTCTTGTATGCGCTGATTACCTCTATCATCGAACTTCCGTGTGTTGATACATTCAAAAGTATAACGACGCCATGTTTCATCAAGCTCCACCATAAGCTTATGTTGCTCATACAGCTTGTTTTCGATGATGTCTTTAGTCTCTAAACGCGTGTCTACAGATTCAGCAAGCGTGATAAATGCGTCATGGGATTCGATAGCGTCTAGCGCTAATCTTTCATCTATTTTTATACTGCAATTACCGTGCAAAGCTAAAGAAGCTTTTAAAGCTTTATTTTCCGCTTCAATTAATTCCTGGCTAATCTTTTTCATTACTTACCTTTAAACAACAAATCCGCAACAGTCTTATACAGATGACTAGTATTTACTAGTGTTAATCGCAAAGCGTCCATCATAGCTATTCTATTAGCCGATGTTTCTTGTAAGTCAATAATATCACTGAAGAAATCGATGATTGCTTCGTTAAACCGGGAGAAGATTTTTTCTAACTGCTGGTGTTTGTTATTCATGATCCACTTGTTTCGTAAATCTTACTTGCACGAACGAATCACCAATCTTAATGTCCATCAGACCTTGAGCGATTAATGTATTCTGAAATTCTTTCTTATGTGCTTCACCGGCTTTGGTCCAACAAACAGATGATTTACCGGGATAACAAGTGACATTGTATTCTGGCGTTTCTATCTTGTCACCGGCATTCATATCTATTAGTAATTCTTTAGCAACTTGTTTAGCTTCGACTTCTAGTTGGCTGATTTGATGCTTGAGTAGCGCGTATTTCGCAGCTAGAGCATCTAGACTTGTGGATTTAGTGATCATAATAATTAACCTCCCCCGTATGGGTGTGATGAACCAAAATAGTAACTTAATTCGGGATCTCCTAATCTAGCTTTTAATTTATTGAATGCTACCTTAGCTGCCCATAATTCACTGACATAATTATTTGGTTCTGGTATCTCTATAAATTCCGATTCACCCTCTTGTAGATTTTCGCCTAGTAAGGCAAATCCGCAATTACCATCAATTCCTAACTGCGCCCTTGGTTTAAAACTCATATTGCGTACCTCATTTAGATACTACTAATATCCCATGAACTGAATATAATATGCTATCTATTTAATCTGAGCGTTACAAAAATTTACCTACGGGCTGCTTTAAGAAATTCCATACTTTCTGTAATGGTGTAGCAGTGCGATTCTGTAATACTTTCAGTAATTTAGTACCATCAGGCACACCTAGTCCGGTGCAGCAGTCATAGCCTTTCATAGCATCGAAGCCATTATTATTACCGCTGGTAACATCAAAGAAAATTTCAGGGTGTTGATATAGCACTGGTAGAAGCGGAGGCACAGGTAAATAGCTAGACAGTACGGCGGTGAGTGCAGCCATGAGTGGTGCTACGGCAGATGTACCACCAATAGCCATATCAGTTCCATCAATATTAACGATATAACCAGAATTGGGATCGGCGTTACCAGCAATGTCCGGCACTTTGCGCCCAGTATCAGAAATACCACCACCAGTTGCTCCATCACTATTCCACACAACTTCAGAGCGTCTAGTTCCATCAGGGTTTAAGATAAGCCTAGTACCACCACAGGCAATCGCGAAGCGACTAGATGCCGGATAGTCCACGTGATGTCCATCTAAGCCATCGCCTGCACCGTTATCACCAGCAGCTGCAAAGAAATTAATACCCTTGCTGACACATAGTTGAATTGCTGTATCCATAGCAGCTCTAGCATTTGGGTCCCAGTCACATTCCGGCATACCCCAGCTAATTGAAATTGCATCCGGCTTGAAGAAATACGTGCTCATACTACCAATAGCATCAATAAAACCATTAGTAGTATTGGGTGCAAATATAACAAGAATCTTGCAGCCAGGAGCAACAGCAGCTACTACATCTATATCTAAACTAACTTCACCATCAGCACCATCCACACCATCAGGAATGTTAGAACCATCAGCTATGTTATGGAAGTATAGTCTAGGGGAGACAATGCCTAAATCTTTACAGTATTTCATAATATGCTGAGAACTAAAGCCACCACCTAATTCTATAATGGCAATTACTTTATCCTTAATATCAGCTGTAGGTTTCGGGAAGTTGTAGGCTTTGGCAACTTGCATAGGAGTCAGGGGCTTCGGTCCAGAATTAGTAGCCGCAATAAACTCTCTAGCGGAAACTTGCTTACCATCAATGGCATACAATGTTATTCCCCCATCGTCAGGGATTGTTAGACCGGATTCTATCAAAGCGGTAACGGGAGTTTGTTGGTGGCTTGGCCTTTTATACTGTCCAGCGCCATGAGCGTCAGATAGAATGCAGGCGATATCATCACCGAATTGTCTTTTAAGATGCGTAATGATGCCTGGGTTAGTTGCTTCAAATTTGATTACATGCTTTTCGGGGAAAAATGCAGTTACTAGCTGGTTCTGGCGCAAGTATTTCACTACTTTAAGATGTTGTAAGATGACGTTCGCAGAAAAGGGTGCATAGCCCGATGGGACCGAATGAGGCTTTAAATATATAGAATAACGCATGTATCACTCCTAAACCAACAGATTTAATGTTAGCAGAAATAATCCGGGTGAAGGGTGAGGATATTCTAATATTCTCACATGAGAATAAGTGCTAATGTAGGAATATGTTAGGTTGTAATAATAGAAGGTGCATATGAAATTATGTTAGGTTGTTTACTAGCCATAATATACATCACCGGATTCGCGTATTTTTTAATGCGGCTTATCTTACTATTTTTAGAGGGGTTACCGGAATGAAGTTGAAGATCTTTGGCGACACCACCCCGATAGATTGGACTGCTATGGGTATAAAAATGCCGTTTGCACCTATGCATGATTTAGCGCAGTTGTATGAGTTAACACCACAGTATGAAAAAAACTTGGGTATGTTGATGACACTACAGCCGCAAGACATAGATAGGACATTTGAGACGCGCACTATAACCGCTCAGCAAGGCTGGGATTTAGCGCAACGGATATCATATCGCGCTAAAAACACAATAGCCGCCCTGGACCAATGCACCCCCGACACAATCTGCATTAACCTAGGCGGCGGCTATCACCACGCTGGAAAGTATCCCGACACAGGGTATGCATATAGTCTGATTAACGATATTATTTGGGCGGTGGATTATCAGTTAGCACAGGATAAAAACATAGGGGTTTTAGATTTAGATTTTCACTTTGGTGGAGGAACGTTTGATTACTACCGAAATCACCCACAAGTATATGTGGTTGATCAGCATAATATCAAGCAAGGTATCTTGCATCAACATGAGATTGCGGAAAATAGTATACGTATTACAAATACTATTGAACAAACTGTCGTATCATCTGTCTACATACGCCGTAAAGATAAGCAGATTATTAATATCGGAACAGATATTTGGAAAGGTGATGCTTTATTTGGTAAATATACTCATCGCGACGCAGAGAACGTATTAGAGTTTTGGATATCTGCAATTATGCAAGGTATAGAGCAAGGGATACCAACAGCAATAACAATGGGCGGTGGCTATGGCCCTTATGGGCTAAAACTCTATGAGAGCCTTATTTCTTGGCTCTGCTGGTTATAATCCTATCAAAAACCAGTTCAATAATCGGAATATTCCGATTACTTCTTCGGCGTTATTGTCCCAGGCATAACCAATTCTGGCATCCTTACATCTATATCAATAAGTTTATGTGTAGCATCAGGTGCTACGATAGATTTTATTGCGCCGCCAGTGAAAATATCATGATCGCGGGAATATTCAAGAGCTTGAACGGCTGTTTTACCAGCTAAAACCGCGCCTAATGCAATGTCACCACCAGTACCCATTGCGAAAGGTGGTTCGATTGAAGATATAGTTTGAAGATCTCCGCCGTAAAATAAGGCGATTCCACTGTCATAAACGACTAAAATGTACACAAGATCATCTTCATCTTTAGGTTGTCCCAGCTCTAGACTGGATAATGGATCGGCGTTTTCTAGAAAATATTGAATTACTAAATGAGCTTTTAAAGCATTACCTGCTACAGCAACCGATGCATGTCTAACATCTGATCGGGCGATTTTTCGGGCTGAAAGTGTTTTATGGTGTCCCATGCTGCTTTGGCTGTCTGCTGCAAGTATGTGTCCATCCCAACAAACCGTAGTGGCCAGACATGGACTAGCTATAAGTAACGCCGCTAACAAAGACAATAGACGCATAGAGATCCCTCTGAAGAATTAACTTATTGTAACACACCTTGTTTCAGCTTCTTTAAAGAATTGAGAATCTGAATGAACGTATGTTCACCTGAATTACGATGGCAAAACATGACATTGGCTGCGGGGTTGAGAGATAAATTACTACATTGCGTATCGAAGCCTAGTTCATGGCACACAGGGCACAACCCCTCTAATTCGCCATTCTGAGTGTCTTTAAACGGCCAATCGTCAGGAAAATTGGATAGTAATTCGCCTTCAGGGCGCGCGGTAGCTACACGGCGCTTAGGTTTAGCCGGTAAGTGAGGTAATGTTGCACATACTGACAAGACATGCTCAGCCGAATTAAGCGGCTGGCTTAAGAACCAGAATAACTGGGTAGTTATGTCTTTACTGGGGCAGGCATCAAATAGACCCCAGTTCTTAGCACTAGGCTTCTGGTTTACACCAAGTGGTAATCTTACCAAGTTTCCAGGCTTCAGGGGATTTACAAGTTCGGATTGGACTGGATAAACTTCGCAGTGTGCCTCTGAGCAAAATCTAGCATAGCAGGCAAGGTTGTAAGCGTCTGCGCTTCTGATGGGTGATTCAATAAATACCCATATATGTCCGGAGCGACCTTGCCGCATAGACTCACGGAGGCTACTAATTCCACGGCTATCCAGCCACAAGCGCAGCCTATCCACAGCATCTTCTTGTTCTTCGTCAAAATCCCAACAAATCCATTTGCAAGTATTTTCAGCGCTGGTTGTATAAACTCCTAATGTAGTAATCCCTAGGAAATGATTCTCTAATAGCGCATCGGTAATCGGCTCATAAACAGCCATGTAACCATGTCTAGTGGGCGTTGCCCATTGTTCAGCATGTACATCAGGGCGATTGCAGAGGCGATTTAGGTAGCGGTGGGCTGGATTCATGCTGTCCTTCTAAGTTTCCGTACATAATAATTGGTGAAATAATGCGAAAGAATTGCAGTGTGCGTATGTACCAACCGGGTCTACGGAAGATTGTTTCTAGCATCGACAGCGGTACTGGATAATTATCATACGTTATGATGAGCGGAAGGCGCAAGGCTAGAGCCTTTAATGTGTAGATTAAAGTATATAAAGATTGATTGTTTAGCTCTAAAATATGCTGTTGGCTGTTTAGGTCGTTAAAATAGATGCCACCTATTCCTTCCGGCACAGCTAGCGCTTCTTGACAGAAGTTGACTAGAACCGTTGCATTCTCAGCTGTTGGATGGAACTTCTCTAGAACAGCCGTATTAGTGCCGTTGATTTTGTCAATTAGTAATCTCATGCTGTCATCCTCAGTGCTAATTCCTTCAACACGCGTTTTTCTATCGTTCTTAATTTAAAACCTTCTTTAATCACGGTATCAATATCTTCGTTGCAAAAAATAGAATGCTTCATCAGTGCTAATAGCATATAGTCAGGGAGCTTAGGAGGCGGGCTATTAGAGAGGTCTATATTTTTCCATTGCAGCTCATTAAACTGAAGCATAAATACCACAAGCCATGTATGCCATGTGTGTAAGTCTTTATTAAACTGCTCAGCAGATAACGTGATGCGGATATCTTCAACAGCAACAAGACCGCGCTTCGTTTTCAGATGTTTACGATCAGCTAGGCAATACTTATACAGATTTGCAAGCCAAGTACGGACATCGCGGAAATTTTTATATTTATCATCGGGTACAAACCCGACTGGTACTGTTTCTACTTCTGGCATAAAGTTTGCAGATCATCGGATAGACCAGCTTCTAAGATATCAGCAATTTCATTGAATGTTTTACCGGTGTCATTCAGGAGCGCAATTTTAAGAAAAACAGCCCTGCCGAACTTGTCTGTAACAGACATATCATCAATATCAGGATCGCCATTTTCTGCGTGGAATACGCCCATAGCGCAGCGCTGCCCTTGAGCATTTTTGAGAACATATTTACATTGCTCATATTTACCTGAGCGTAGTGCTTTAATGAATGACTGCTTAGCAGTAGTGCGGGTGATAGTTGTAGGCATAAAAACTCCTTTAAATGTATTGTTATTTTTTAAGACACTTCTCCAGGTGCCGCCGTTTAGATTTTTGCTTGCGTAATAATGAGACAGCCGGTTCGGTAAGAAGAATAACAATTGAAAACAATATTACCCCCGCTGCTGTTATATTAAATATTCGTTCTATCATTTGCGCCTCTTGGGTATTATGGAGCGCCCGCGCTTACGCTTGGGTTTAAGGGCTACTACTGGTAATGTTATTGGCTTAGCATCTGCTTGAATTTGCGATAGGTTTAATGACATTAAATGGTCTAATCCGGCACTATTTTGCTTGGCGATAGCATCTAATACAGTTGCATTTAGTAGTTTCAGCTGTAACTTCACTATATCCTTAAATGCCAGCCATGGAAAAAATGGACCAGGATCTTGATGATTATTGCCATACTGTTTAAGTATATAGTTGTTATGACCTATAACGCTCTCTATTGGAATATTAAATTTAATCATCAATTGCGCCACTATAGAGGCTGTGGTTTCTAATTCTCTGCCAGTGAACCATGCGGGATCTTGTAAACAACCACGCGTGAGCTGACCCCCGACTGTATAAATATCCTGCATTTCAATACCGATACTCATGTAATTTGGTATATGCATAGCATGCCAGGCGACATCGGTTAGATGCACCATCTGCACTGCCGAACCATCTCTACCGACTATATAATGAGCCGATACTTTAGTCTGATTATTTTTAAATGTATTAATAGCCGATCCCATCGTCCCAACGGGGCAATGGAGAATAATCATTTTAGGCGCAGTTAACGCTCTTGGGGTGAAGTTAGGCGATGCGTCAAATGGAATATCTTCTAATTTCAAAGTCTCTACCTCTTAGTTACAATATATTAACCTATCGTGTACAATCTGGTGCGTAGATGATTAATAAATAAGGTTATAATTACTTATGTTTAAATACATTACCGAAACATACTATAAATCGGAAATACCTAGCTGGATGGTTGGTACACGCTTTGAGCGTTTGATGTTGCTAGACCGCTGGTTAGCAGGTACATTCTATGATGTCATGAAATTGTCCTTTAATGAGGAAAAAACTGGCAATCAATACAATCCGTTACATACCAGACGCCCGGCAGTACAACATAACTTTCCTGCATTCATAGCAGGATTAACTGCACGGAAGCTATTTGGCGGGCGGCATATGCCCCGATTAAAGCATGATAATCAGGACTTTTTATTAAGAGTGCAAGCTCTCATGCAGGAATTAAAAGTACCGCTGAAAATGCTAGAAGCCGTCAAGCGCGGTTCGGTTGGTTCGGTTCTGATGTCATTCAAATTTTTAACTGTTACTAGTATAAATGGTAATAGCGTCCGTGGCGTTGTTGAAGTCAAGCAAGCACAGTATTGTACGCCTATATTTAATGAATTTGAAGAATTAACTGCTGTCATGGAGCATTATCTAGTCTCAGGCAGCGCTATGATTCAACGCGGCATGACTACAGATAGAGATGGTGATAAAGTAAAACCTAGTCTGAAGTATTGGTACGTTAAGATGTTAGACACTCAAATGGAGTGTATTTACTTCCCACTCAAAGAACACAGCTGGAATCCAGTCGATGCAGGAAAATATGATCCTGCTAGCAGTGCGTTAGTAGCATATCCTTTTGTGGATAAAGAGAATCCATATGTGCATGGACTAGGTTTCTTACAAGGGATCTGGATTCAAAACCTCACTGGCGGTAAAGGCACTGATGGGATGAGTACATGGGAATTAGCGCTGAATAATTTCGTTGAAATTGATTATGCGAAATCACAAAATAGCCGTGGTTTAAAATATGCCTCCGCACCGCAATTAGTGGTTAAAGGCGACTTTAGATCTGAAGCCGAAACCGGTGATTCTGAAAAAGCTCCACGCGATCCAGCGTATCTGTTGCGTTTAGCAGCAGACGAAAAGGGTATGGATGGCATGTCATCCACTACAGGACATGATGCGTTCTTGTTAGAAACGAATGGAGCAGCTTCGGCAGCCAGCGATCTATTTGTAAGCAATTTGAAGCACACTAGTTTTGAGCAAATATGTACTGCTAGAAAAGATCTTGAATCTATTAAAGGTACGATGTCAGGTAAAGTTATTGAACTTATTGATGAAGATTTCTTAGATTTAATGCAAGAACTACGCTTGCAATATGGTGATTATGGTTTCTTAATGTTAATGAAGAAAATCTGTAAAGCAGCCCGTGAAGCTGGGCATAGTCTAATGTCGGCTAGCGATGTGGATACTCTTATTGATGGATTAATGTTAGATTTCCCACCTCAATACCTACCTACCGCTCAAGAAATTCAATTCCTTATATCTGGTTTTGTTGAAGCGACGCAAACGCAACAACCTGGCGGTAAGGGTGCTGATGGTTCGCAAACTATGATTACTGTTGTACCGCTGATAGACCCTAAGTTAGCTGCGGCATACCTAGCGAAACAATTAGATTTAGTCGAAGATAGCGACGATAAGCCTGCTATTACTGATACCGATACTAGCACGGGCACACTACCTGCACCAGCAGCACTACCAAGCGAAGGTGGAGTGAATGATGGTAGTACGATAGGCGAAATATTTGATGATGCTAACGCGATAGGCCATACACCGCTAGCTCAGAGGAATAGATGACGTACGTTAAAATCCCCGTATATCAAGTAAATCTACCTAAGCCACCCATCGGTAATAAGATTTTTTGCGCTCAAGGCGCTGGGTTCTATGTTTTAGAACGCAAGCCAGCAACATGGCGCTCTTGTGCTAACACGCATCAAGGAACCGGTTCTATCACCGTCTATGATGGTATTCCTGATGAAGATGGACATTTCCATAATGAACCAGGCGTACCTGAATATATGAAAAACGGACGGCTTGTATTTAATGCCAACCCTCCGATATTAGGTATGTGGATGTTTGATGGTGGCATGTATCACGGCTTAACACTTGGTATCGAAGGCGTGATGAATAACATATCTCCTTGTTTAACAATTACTTGGATGGAAGCTACTGAGCAGAAGCGTAAAATAGAGCAGGTCTAACATGGCCGACTTATTAGAACCACTTAATCGCTCAGAGCTACTAGCTAAAATTAAAGAAGCTGGTGAGAATAACCTGAATGAATTTCAGACAGCAATCTGGCTTGGATTAACTGACAGAGCATGTCGGAATTTAATGCATAGTGATACTGAAGCTGTTCAAGTATTTGTGCATGCTAAGATGCGTCAGGCGATTGCATATTTAAACATTATTAAAGACGTTGCTAATGATTGCACTCCAGAAAATAAACAACGCTTCGGTGCTGGTAAATATCTGTATGAGTTATATAGTGGTAATCGACAGCAAAATAATACGTTTATTGCTGTACAGCAGATAGCGCCGGATAATGTAAAGGTGCAGAGTAATATTAAATTGATTGAGGCGCTAGATGCTCAGATTATCGATGCGATAGAACATGACTGATTTTGATTATATTGAAAAGTGCAGTAGTAAACTCATCAGTTTCGGTAGAGCTGTTCAGCCTAAATATACATTCCCGTGGCATCTACAAAAATTGATGTCAATTTTAGAGGCTGTAGAACGCGGCGATCTAACTAGGGTTATGATTACATTCCCTCCCCGGCACGGTAAGTCGGAAACATCATCTGTTATTTTCCCTGCATATTTTGCTGGACGTAATCCCGGCTCTGAAGTTATGGTCGTATCAGGCACACAAAAACTAGCCAGTCGATTTGGTTCTAAGTGCCGCAATATCATTAAGAGTGATGCATATAAACTAATCTTTCCTGAGATGGAGTTGGATCAATCATCACATGCTAAAGCCGATTTCTCATTCAAACAAGGTGGTTCACTATTATTCTCTGGTATCGGTGGGCAAATCACTGGGCGTGGTGCTAATTTATTTATTATTGACGATTTAATTCCAGGGCGTGAAGAAGCAGATTCAGAGGCATTCCGTGAGAAAGCCCGCGCTTGGTATGATGAAGAATGTTATAACCGATTAATGTCTGATGCTAAATGTCCTCATGGACGCCTAGTAATCATAGGCACCAGATGGCGTGATGATGATATACATGGCTGGCTATTAGATCCAGAAGAACAGCATAAAGTTGAAGATTGGACAATCTTTAACTTCCCGGCAATAGCTGAAGAAGATGAAGAATTTCGCAAAGCGGGCGAAGCGTTATGGCCTGAAGTATTAAGCAAAGATGTTTTAGAAGGTATTAAAGAAAGCAAGCCACGGATGTTTGCAGGTACGTATCAACAAAAGCCATATATACAAACCGGTAATATTGTGCAGCGGTCTTGGTTAAACATCGAAAAAATTGATGATAGTTTGTTAATCCCACCACGCATCTTATCTTTAGATACTGCGTTTAAAACTGGTACAGATAACGATTTTACAGCAGCAACAGTTTTGCAGCGAACGCGCAATAAAATAATTATCCTGTATGCTGAAAAAAGAAAACTTACATTCCCCGCGCTAATTGAATGGATTGAAGCATTCGCTAGAATATATGGTATTCAAGGCATTATTGTTGAAGATAAAGCATCAGGACAGAGTGCGATTCAAACTTTACGAACTAAAACAATGCTACCTGTTATTGCTATTAAAGTTAAGAAGGGTGAAGATAAAGAGCAACGCCTACATAGTATTACCCCGTTTCTTGAATCAGGTGGTGTGATATTTCATAAGTGGTTGCCGACAGTCACGCAAGACCAGCTCATCGAAGAACTGCTGAAGTTTCCAGCCGGGGCGCACGATGATATGGTCGATAGTTTTGTGCATGGTGTTAGATATTTACTGACTGCTGGTAGTGCGTTGAAGCGATTTGGACAGAGAAAAACTACTGATATTCCGTCAATCTATGGGCGCTAGCTAATTCCAGCAGCACCGCATCCTGTGTCTTTGTATGATATTCATTATATAAACGGTCTTTCGTGCGGGCATCTTCAGTGACATCAGACGCGAAATATCGCAACCGTTCCACATCAGACTTCGCCCAGAAGGTGTCTACTTCTTTAGCGCAGGCAACACTCTTATTGAAACAACGATCACCATAAGCGCATACTATAAACCTCCAGCCATTATCAGCAGTGATAATATGGCATAAAAAATGTGAATAGCCGCATTCGCCACATATATGTTCCGCCTGGATTTGTTGGGTAATTTGCATTAGCGAAACACGACCACCATCGATGGAAACGGAGCGCTATTCTTACTATCGCTAAATTTTAAGCGGCCTTTAATAAAACGGATTTCTGCGTTTACGTTATGATAAATATACTGGTGAAAATATTTTGTATCCGTTCTTGCTGGTATCAACAGCACAATCTTAGCGCCTCTGAGGTTTTCTTCGTAGCACTTCTTCACCCAGTCTTTAATATTCGAATATGGTGGGTTGAGCCACATGAAGTGATTTTTTACATCAACAAATAAAGCACACCAATTCATAGATAAAGCATCCATATCTGCCGTTAAATACGCATTACATTTACGGTTTTTATTACTAGATGCTAAATCAACGCTGAAATTAAATTCTTCATTCAGTTCATCAAACAACTTCTGAGGGGTGACCCACTCATCAGAGTTACTGCTGAATAGGGCTTTATTTAGCATCGGCTACGCCCTCCGCCTGCTTATCATCTTCCGCACCCACATCATAAGTTGTGCCAGTTTTCAGCTTCTGCATCATCAACCGCGCCAATAGTATAGTAAATTCAGAGCCTTTAAAACTAGGCGCTAAACCAATAGTCTGTGCTTTGCCTAGATGTATGAATCCATCGGCGTATTTTTTAGTCTCTGCGACCATGCGCTTTAGGTCGGCTTGAAACTTTCCCGGGGTGGTGTATATGTTCATAACGTCACCGCACTTTTACCAAACACCTCACTCACTATATCTTTAATACTATCTGGTGTGGCAAGAGGTACTGGGGTAACTAGTTTTACTGCGGGCTTCAGTGCGGGGGGTTTATCAAAATTCAAATCCGACTGCGCTTCTTCATAACTAATAACACCAGCCAATATTTCTGGAACAGTATGACGCAAGCAACATCCACGCGCTACTTTGGCTAAATACATATTTGGCTTTTCGAAGTGCCAAGGCTTTTTAGCATACTCTTTGAAATAGATTGGATCGGATGAAAACTCACATATCTGATCCATACAAAACCGCTTATAAGTAGCCGTTGCTGACACTGGAGCGAAGATATCCTGTCCGGTATAAGGATTAATAACATATTGTTCGCCTGTGAATACCACAGCACCTTTACCTGCTATTAAACCAGAACGCATCGCTTTGATTTCCATACCAGCTACTGTCATGTAGATTTTGTCATCTAATAAACAGAAGGCATTAGTGAGAGGGTCGATGCCTTCAGCTGCGTATTTTTCAGCTAAACTATCTGACATAGCTGCTCCTTGATAGGTTGATTGTCCAGCTTCGTACCCCACACCGCTTCGATTAATTCGAATAAGTAATCTAGAGCTAGGGATTCGTTGCCACCATCGTAATTCAGAATAATAGCATCAACAAATTCGGTACTGGTTATACGAACAATAGTTGTAAGTGTATATATCCGCCCCGGAAACGCCCTCTTAGCCAGCATTGTAGTAGCGAATAAGCACTCACCAATCATTTGATGCTTCAGTATGCCGCCATCGGTAGGTATTACATACCCCAGCGCCGTCCAGAATGCTGTTAATAAACAACCACTGCCATCTGGTTGATTAAACGCGCCCTTACACTTTGGCATCGTTACGAATTTTTCGTAATCGAATGTTCGATTTTTCATTTCTGCTGCTGTAATCATTATTTTAGTGTTCCTTCGGTAAGTTATTAACGTGTTCTATACCACGGGCTATATGATGCTTTAAAAACTTCAACATATCAGCTTCATTAGTATGTTGCTGAGCTGCTGATTTGAGAGCGGCGAATAATATTGGGGCATCATTACCCCATTGAAGGCCATTCTCTGCGCGGGTCATAAGGAGGTCGGTTTGTGTGGTTGATTTGATATTCATAATCCTATCCTATCTGGTTCACTGTATAAGCACAAGGAATTATGAAGTAATGTTACCGACCACCGGCTAAAAACCGCACTACTCCGTTAACTAACAGCTGCGCTACCGCAAATCCAACACCGAAGAAAAATCCTGTTACTATCATGGCTGGTATGTCTACGTTCATTGTTTAATCACTCCCGAATACGGAAAATATCACCGTTACTGTATCCCAATTTATATCTGTGTCTACGTTCATTTTATTATGTCCTCTGAGTAAGTAATATCCCCGTCAGTCATCTATTTCCTCTGACTCAATACAGCATCAGCAAACGCAGCTCTGCGTTCTTCGGGGATGTGCATCTGTTTAGCTATGTCGATTACCTGATCGCGCGAACCAGTCTCCAGCGCAACCTTATTATCTTTCTTCACGACAGCCTTAGCAAACTTGTCAGCTTCTTCATCAGTTAAGACTCTGGGGGCTTTTTCATCCCTAGGAGTGATTTTTCCACTCTTAGCAAATTCGTACATCTTACTATATCTGTCCTGGCTCCCGCCAGAGCTACCAAGTAGCGCAGTGGCAGCAGCCTTCTGTTCGACTGTGCCGGATGCAAACACTGGTGCTAAACGCTTACGCATTACGCCAGCAGCATACGCTTCAGGGTTGTTAATTTCTGGTTTCTCACGCTTCACATATGCGACAACTTCTTCTAAGGTGCCGTTTTCAAATACTTGATTAACGACATGATTCTTACCACCAACTGCACGTTCTGCGCGGGTAGCTAATACTTCTTGCGCCTTCTTGCGTGGATCTGGATGCTTGCGCTTAGTGTATAAGAGCGCTAGCGCTAGTTCGTCGCCGTTGAAGAACACATCATCATCAGCCTTCTTCTCTGCTAACTTCTTATCAGCCCAAACTTCAGGGTTATTCCAGCCTTTTTCTTTTGCGAACGCTACGAAATCTTCTCTTGTTTTTAACATCTTCCACTGTTCCTTATTTAATATTGTTTGTACGGTTTTTTCAATTAATTGTTGCGATGATTCAATTGTAATTTTTTGCAGATCTTCATATATAGTTTTGAATACTTTACTCTTTGACTTAAATACCTTACCGCAATGGGGACAGACAAGCAAATTAGATTTTATATAGTTACCACATTTGGTGCATAGGCGCAGATTAACACCGCTTAATGAATCGGTTTTTGTTCTATTAGAATAACCATCCAGCGTCCAGTAGCGCTGAATCCAGGGAGGACCAAATTGTTCGCAATTGTTAACGTGATCGATGATTAAAGCGGGAGAGCCATCGGGCGTGGGGCGTAATAGCCTGCCGATCTGTTGAAGGTATACAATTAAGGATTTTGTAGGTCTTAGGAATATACCCACTTTAGCTGCGGGGCAATTAAACCCTTCACTTACTAGATCGCACGACATGAGACATTTGATTGTATTATTCGCGAATTTTGTAAGTACATCTAAACGCGCGATATCATCCATAGACCCATCAATGCCCGCAGATGGGATACCTTCGGTATTAAATAGGTCTACAGTTTCGTATACGGATTTGACGCTAGGGCAGAAAACCAGCGTGGGCTGGCTGTTTGCAAGCTGGCGATAATGCTGTATGACATCTCCATATATGAGCTTTGAGTTATCATCAAACCATTGATTTATAGCCTTTGGGTTATAATCTCCGGCTGTTACCTTCCATTCATCCCTGTTATCAGCTACTAATTGCGCCGTCTTTGAGGGTACATAGATTTCTGGTACTGCTAAATAGCCATCATTAATAAGCTGTTTAATCAGGGGTCCTTGTACTAACGTCTTATAGTGGGTATTAAGTGGTTTCCTAGCCTTAGGAGTGGCAGTTAAGCCTAGATACTTACATTGATTGTAACGATTATGCAATATTTCGTACATCTTAGAGGTAGCATGGTGCGCTTCATCTTCAATAATCAGCACTGGTGAGATATCTAAGCGTTTTTTATGCAACGTTTGTATAGTGCATATGAGGACACGCTGGGATAGATCGCAAGGATATTCGCCTGAGATAAAACTGTGGGTAATACCCACTTCTGTAAATCGCTTCGACGCTTGGGCTACAAGTTCCTTGCGATGGGTGACAAATAATATCGTACCTGGCACATCTATAATAAGCTGCATGGCTAGCTCTGTTTTACCAGCACCGGTCGGGAGCTGAAGTAGCACTCTGTCGTGTGTACGCCACTCAGCTAGGATTTGGTGAAGTAAAGAGGTTTGGTAGGGTCTAAGATTCATTGCTTAACCGCTTGAATCAGTGCAGCTTTGGTGTCCATTGGGACCGCTGTAACTAAACAGTCGTAAAAATCGCAACCTTCTTGATCAATTAAATGAATTACCTGCTGTAATAAGTCTGCATCATCCTCTAGCGCTTGGATTTCATGAATAAGATCCGGCCCTACGACTAATCCATGGTCTATATTATCTTCTATTCGCTGTAATCGCTCACTTGGTTTCATGGGATTGTTCTGCCTCTTTGATAAATTTATTTTCAAATTCTTGTTGAAATGTCGTTAGTTCTTTGTTATTTTTCATAACGTTACACCCTCTAGTTCGCATTCTTCACACACGCCTTGAACGTTTACTATATCTACCGCCGCGTGGCAAGCGCGACATTGATACGGCATACCTAGCATCGCCTCCCCGGACCATCTAATCTCCGGGTTAGCATCAATATCAAAACAATCTATAAACTTTTCTAACATATCTGCACCTCATCTAGTGTTATCATACCAGACATGAACTATGACACCGAAATATCCGCCGATTACTGCTTAACATTGCTTAACGCAAAGCGCGCTTATGTGCAAGATATTAAACCACTACCTATAGTATCACAACCTGAACTGCCAGCAGATTTACATCTGCTAGCAACCCAGTTAGGACTGTCGCTTGTCCAGTTATCTATTATAGCGACAAATATAGACACCAGCAAAATGCAGGAGTTAATATATACGAATCGTTACATTCAAGGTGTATTGGCTCAACGCGCTATACATGATTATGATTCCGTGTTAGCATGTTTGCCTGTGGCAAAGATTAATGGAATACGAAGTTTGCTGTATAGACTGAATTATATAGATATTTTGAAGGAGTATTATAGGTATGAGTGCTGTTCTAAGTGTACACGCCAGTAATTTAGATCGTTTCTTAGACTGCCCACGTGCAGCCGTTGCCGACCGCTATGGTGGCTTATTAACAGCTGCTGGCTATGAAGTTAAGGCAACGGTGAAATACGTTACGCCAACTGTGGGTAACGGCGTACACGCCGCAGCCGACTTTCTCAATAATGACTATATCCGCACTGGTTTACTACCAACTGTTGATATGATACGCGCATCAGCTGAAGCTGGCTTTGATAAATTTATGCAGTTATACGCTAAAGACCTGGAACAATCCGAAGTCAAGCATACTGTTAAATTCGCAGATAACGAAGTTATTCGCCGCCATATTGCGGAGTATGCGCAGCTTTATGCGGAGATTATATTACCGACTAGAAAACTAGAACTAAGTGAACAGTTCTTTAAGATACCACTTAAGGATGGATTTCAGGTAGAGTCCACGCTAGACGGTTACGGCGAAAAAACCCTATTCGATTTAAAGACTGGTGATAAGCTAACACCAGCTTACGCGCAAGTTGGTATGTATGTGTATCTATTAAGGAATGCTGGATACGAAGTTATCGCAGCGCAATTAGATTATATTCACAAACCAAAGATAGGCGATCCGCCAAAGCATACTGTCATTAGATACAATCCTGATGATTGCGAAAAGATTGCACAATATGCCACCGCAAGATTAATGATAGATTTAGAAGAATTCATTAGGACGCAGGATATAAATGTGCTATTAATTAATCCTAGAAGTGAAGCGTGTAACAGTTTAATGTGCAGACTATACGGTACTAGTAGCTGTGGAGGATGGAAAAAGGGATGATAAAGTTTATAAATAAGTACTTATGCCGATTCGGCTTCAGAATCGAACTGTTAAACGGTCCATATTTAGACGATGTGGTAGTGAGTGGTGGTTTAGAGTGCGATCTCACTTTCGCGTTGGAGCAGTATTTTGGAGCAAGCCAAAGTACGTATATGTCTGATATCACGCGCTCTAAGATTCGTTTAGAACTAGCTAAAGTGGTTGAAAAATATATTATTAGTGGGCGGCAGAATGATAGTATGTATAAAATTAAGTGTAATTCTATAAATAATCAACCCTCTAGTATAGCCGACAATCAATTGATCGTTGAAGTAGATACCGGTGACAAGCATTTCGTATTCACCCTAGGTCCTACGTATGTCAGATCATAAAGGCGACCTCTCTCACGATGAAGAAAAAGTCCACATCGTCCAGGACAACAGCCCCGCTGGACACTTACGCCACTTATTAAATATCGGCTGGGCACCGGATGCACCGTTGATTAAAAAGTATGTTAGAGATTATAGTTTATATGAGGAATTAGAAGCATGGATACAGACAACCGCACTCCTGAGCAGGTCGTAAACCAGGCTGATGTCCTGGCAGCGCTGATTAAAACTAAATTAGAAATTAAGAAATTGAAGAAACAAAAGAATAATGAATTAATACAGAGATTAATGGCTGTAAGCATGGAGAAGAAGAATGGTTGATATATATTCACAGTTACAAGATCTGAATCGTAGAATGGAGCAATTGGAATCTAATTTGCGCCCGCCTATATTGCGCACTTATAAGTATATCTATACTGCGGAGATTGCAGAAGATCCTAATTTCTCACTAGATAACCGCTTAGCGCACCACTTCAGCATTGCCGCTGGTGACTTACCCAAAGCTCTTGCAGGGTTACGGCGAATATATGCTGACGATAGAATTCTAAGTATCAAGCGGAGGGATGCATGATGTCGGACAGTGAACGAATAAGCGATGCGCTAGAAGCTGTAATATATCCGCCTATCCCGCAAGAAAAAATAGACGAATATAGCGACACGCTGAAAGCATTAGCTAGGCTGGAACACGTACTGAAACAGTCCACTGAGGACGAAGCAGGAGGTATCGGTGATGCGTGACCCTCAACGAATATCTGCTGTGATGAAATTAGTCACAGCCCTATGGACAGCTAATCCTGATTTACGGTTGATGCAGTTGTTATTAAACGTATCGGCTGGTTATGTTACAGAAGATGATGAACTAGTAGACTTTTTGCAAGAATATTATGGTGACGTGAAGTGAGATATCTCTTAATTCTATTATTATTAGCCTCCCCCGCTTATGCTGAAGATTCTTACCAAGCTGCATGTGTACTATTTGGGCAAGCAATGGAATGTCGCGCCACTGCTCCTGATAAAGCTATCAAACTAGCCAGCGCAGCACTGGAGGATTTAGATTTAGATAAAACAGACCAGCACCAGTGTATGCGTATTAACATCAACCTATATTTAGCGCTGTTGTATTTACAACAGGGCGAAACTGATACCGCTAAGGCACATATTATATTAGCTGCGATGGCAAACCATGAGTAAGCTAATTCCCATAGAGCAAGTTAACAAACTCCACTATATGTGGATGGAGTCATGGTGCTATGCTATTCAAGGGCTAAATGATGAAGATTTTGCAGTGGAGTTAATTCGGGAAATACATGCACTAGGTGCAGAATTAGGGTTAGATCACTATAATCACTCAGACAACGATTCATTAGGAGGGTAGTATGAAACTATCAGATCAAATTTACAGAGATTTCTTGGCGGCAGATCCGAATCCATACGGTATCCATGCAGTTAGTACTAGTTATCTTGTCGATTTACTTGAGAAAATCGAAGCCTTAGAAAAACGAATCGTTAAGCTGGAAGGGTGGTGCGATACATGAAACCAGGACGTGAACTGGATTTGCTTGTTGCTGAGAAGGTGATGGGGTACAAGCGTAATCATGGCGTACATGGCAACGTACCGTTTTACAGCACCGACCTTGCTGCCGCATGGGAAGTTGTGGAGAAGATGAAAAAGAATTACGGATTTGAGCTTAGCTGGTTTATGGCTATCAAAAAATGGAAAGTTTGTATAGGTTTAGCGTCTATAGCAACTGATACCATTCCCCACTCAATATGCCTGGCTGCGCTGGCTGCGCTGGGGGTGAGGAAATGATACAAACCCTATTCTCTATACTACAACATGATTACCCAGGCGTAGAACTGGTAAGTCCTCCAGATCGCTTTCTTACCTCTATATGCGTGCGATACAAGGGAGAGGTTTGCTTGTTTGATTCATTTCGGCAAGAACCTGAAGAAATACTAGTGGCAGCTCTGGAATTTTGTAAACTTGTCGAATATAATAAAAACCCTTATGCTCAGTTGTGGAGTAGAAATCAGTGACCGACGTGCTTTATTTCTATCTAGGTATCTTCTGCGGTATATTATTAAGCGCACCGTTTATTATATGGAGGAATCATGAATAAACAACATGCATTATTCGATCAAGATATGACACTACTGAATGCAATGAGTGAAATCATTGCACTTAAGAAAGACTTGATGGATAGTAATCTAAGACAAATGGTGTTAGAAGAAGCGCTCTGGGTGGCTGTGAATACAAAAGTTAGCCCAGAAACGTATCTGACGCCCGGTTTTAATCCATTAGATTTGTTTAAGCAGTATATGCATATTGCTAAGGCTAAATTTGAGGTTAAAAGTTAACATGACCGCTAACACACCAGAGAACGCCGTCAAACTCTCTATCAAAAAATACCTAGCCACGCGCACTGATATATCGCTCTCTGCCAACCCTTCAGGTAACGCTTACGTCGGTAAGTTACTTAAACACAACGGAGCCTCCGTAGTGCTTGGTTTCGCCCGCAAAATGTCTTTCGGTGTCTTTAGCCCCGGTGGGCCGGATATGCTGGGTGTTCAGACGATTACTGTAACCCCAGATATGGTGGGTAAGCGTATAGGTGTCTTTCTAGCCGCTGAAATCAAAGACCCTATTAAGGGAAGATTAACTGTTGAACAAATTGAAGTTTTAGATATGCTTCGTCAACGCGGAGCTATCGCTGGCGTGGTAACATCAGTAGAGGATTTTATTAAACTTGTAGGAGAGTAAGGCGACCGATGTTACCAGCTGGCCACACATGGTATGAAAATTACATCAATATCCCTGGACGGGAGACGCATTGCAATGAAAACGGCATGCATGTCTTTTCGGCTAATTTAGTAGCTGATATACTCATTCCATTACTACGTTCCAAGTACCGCTATGAGCCGTATGCCAAGATTTGGTATAGCTTCCAAGCGACGCATTGGCAAGAATGCAACGGCTTGTACTCTGTCTTACGCAATGTAATTGCTGAAATGAAAGTAGCTTGCCAGGGCGCTAAAGGCGCTCCACAGTATGTTTTAGGGTTAGCTAAGGCACATGGTAATAACTTCACTGAGGCTGTGATATCAACACTGGAAAAAGACGACCAGATGCAGATTCACCCCACGGCTTTTGATGCTCATCCTGGATTATTGAACACTCCTGATGGTATCTATGATTTGCTCACTGGTGAACCTGAACCGAATGCTCCTAATGATTTCTGTCGCCAAATTACTACCGTAGCACCGTTAGATGATGAAGATGGCGCTATGTGCCCACGATATTTAGCGCATATCAAATTTATGGCTGATGGTGATGAGCAGATGGCTCAATATCTTGAAGAACTATCTGGCTATGTATTAACTGGTGAAACGTTCCAGCAAGAGTTTTATTGGTTCCATGGACTACCAAGTACTGGTAAGTCCTCATTAGCCGCTGTGTGGTTGCATATCCTGAATCCTGATGGATACGGATGTATGGCTACACAAGCGCAATTCGCTGAAACTTATAGCACACCACATCCCGAACAAGATATGCGCCTCATAGGTAAGCGCCTGGTGTTTGTTGATGAACTTAAAGGTAAGTTTGATGAAGCTAAGCTGAAATCATTTACCAGCGGCAATCCAGTGGTCGCCCGTGAGATGCATGGTAAATCAATCAGCTATATGCCTGTGTGTAAATTGCTATTTACTAGTAATAATAAGCCGCCCATAGATGGTGGCGATGGTGGTATCGGTAGACGCATTAAGATATTCCCGTTTAGTAGGCAGATAGATAAAGACATGCGTATTAAAGACTTCGACAAAGTAGTCTTACGCGCTGAAGCACCGTACATATTATTCCGCATGATGGCTAATGCTCAACGCGTATTAGAACGCCGTGGATTAGTTGAAGTGGAGAAGGTAGAATTAGCCAGCAGCGCATATATGCATGCAAACGATCTTTTGGCCCAATTTATTATGGACTGTTGCACTACGGATAAATACGATACAGAAAACACTAAAAATATTTTCTCAGCATTCTCCATATGGTGCGGTGAAAGTGGTTATGATTGTCCATCACAAAACAAATTTGGCCGCATGCTTAATGATGCAGCATATGATTTAGTAAGAATTAGCGGAAGATATCTTAGATCTGGTATAAAAGTCCGACCAGAGTGGAATAAAAAGGTTGAACTTAGAGCGCAGAGTGCGTATAATTAATCTAATTCCGATCGGTAAAAATAGAGGGTGTCCTGTTACCGGGGCACCCTCCTTAGTTTAGAAAAAAAAATTTTTACCCCGAAAAAATCATTAAAAATTAATCAGGTTCTCCCTCTCTCTCCCCCGATTGTAACGGATTATGACGAAATGTAACATTTTCTAACGAATTATTGCAATTTAATGTTACATTTTGTAATGATATAGTACTAGTATCATCGAATTGAGAATGGAAATCATTTTCATTATCATGTTTCGGCGGGTATTCACCCGCTAGCATAGCTTCATTCAGTTCGCACCAACCGGGGTAAGCCAAAATAACACCTTGACTATTAATAATTTCTTCAATACAGCGCGCGGACACGGGCTTGTAGTTCCACATTTCAACAGAAACGTTGATCATCCGGTCTTTAATAAGCCCCTTATTATGAATATGTCCATGTATCAGCCACCTACCGGCATTAACTAACCGCATTACTCTATAGCGGTCATCATATGTCGGCTCTGGATCATCATTACGGTACGGAAAGTGAGACAACATAACCTGATGATTAGCTATCGTTAGCATGGCATGAGTTAATACGGCACCGAAACCAGCACGTAGATAAAAATCTACGTACTTGTCTGGACTATGCGCCCATAATTCCTTGGCGCACTTGTCGTGGTTACCAGCTATAAGTATCTTATTGCCTGGCAGGCGGCTGAGTATGCCTGGCAAGTCTTGATATTGCCACGCTATATCGCCTACAAAATAGACAGTATCGCTATCGTTAACCACGGCGCGATAATTACTAATGATAGTTTCGTTGGAATGAATGATGTCTTTAAATGGGCGCGACGCTAAATGTATTATGTTAGCGTGTCCTATATGAAGATCGGAGGTGAAGTAGATCATGCTTTAACCTCATAAGCCGCTTGTAACCTGCCTATGAGTACGCGATGATAATTCGTATATTCGATCTTATGCTTGCTTGTCATGTTCTAACCTCTCATTCATTCGCTCCAAAACACGATCTAATTCTGCTATTTCATCAACAAAATGATGATGAGTATCTATTACATAAAAATTACTCACGGCATCAATTATTTTTGCCAGGCGCTTTTGAAGCTTTGATAAGGGTTTATGTTTTTTCACAATCGGCCTCTTGCGCTAATCGTACTAATTTTTCAAATGCGGACTTTGCATGCAAGTCAGCCTCATATGTCCATACTTCCATGGCTTGATATCTAGCGCATGCTCTTTGATAATCTATAGCGGCGGCAATTATGCGATCGGAGAGGTTCATATTATTTAATCCTCTAAATAATTTCATATTATTTCACCTCATGCAATTCCAGTAACGGCGCGCCGGAATCTGGATCATCGACATAGATGATATCGCCGTCACGGGTTATTTCGATACCGTGCGACGCGATATAATGATCTAAGAATTTATACGTTAATAACCGTTTGATAATATCTTTATCAGTGTCATCGTCGTAAACTAATACTTCCCGGCGGCTGTCAGTTAATTTATCCGTCACTGGATCGCCGTCAGTATTGATAATAACTGTTGGTAACATGACTTGATAAATAGTGAATTCATTATCGTCATCAATGCTCATATCGCCGCTTATTTTTTTGTATTCAAATTCATCGATAGCTTGTTCAGTACTCATTTTGACCTCTTGCATACTCTTGCGCTGTGGACATAAAGTCTTGCACATATTCCCCGGCAGTCTGTTCTATGTGTTCGGTTAATAATCCGCATGCTTGATGAAAATGTCCTGGCATGGTTGATATTTCCGCTAGTTCATTAACGATAGCTTGCTTACAGCATATGCATATCGGATCGGCTTCACCGGGATCTAGTTCGAATTTTGATAATTTTAACATTCTATTTTCTCCATACAGTCTATACATACACTAAAATTATGAATTGTCCTATGATATTTCGCTTGATAATCATATCGATCGCCGCCTAACTTGCTATCGCATAGATCGCATGCATACCAGCTAAAATACGGCTCATATGATATCATGGACCAAAATTCTAACGATGATATTTTGTCTAGCACTTCCCGCTTATTACTACTAAGTTTATTCATGTGCTAATACCCCCTGCTAGCGGACATAGCACTATTATCTATAACTCTAGATAAGCGATCGTTAGCTAACCGATTATTAATTAACTTGATAAGTCTAGTATGTTTATGAGAGTCAATATCTTCATTCCAGTCTAATACTATAAACCCTGGCATTGCAATGATCGCTTGTCTTAAATGCCGTACTGTTGTTTCTAGTTGATCTATTCTATGCTTACTAAGTTTAATCATGTGCTTACTCCTTATTTTCGCGCGGCATGTTTAGTTCTCTTTCTAAGTCATCAATTCTACGTTTCTGAAAATCTACTTCGTTAAGTAGATAGTGACAGTCTAAAAATAGCATATACGGATTAGCTGACTTGTATTCAAAAGCCTTTAATCTTTCGCGGATATTATCTAGCATGTTCATCACTTAGATCCCCCGCAGCTATCCATAATAAACGACATTTATTCATATACCTGTCCTTAAGCTCCACTTCATCCCATGCGCCGTATTCTTTCAATTCCGCTTTAATAATATCTGGATTAATTAAGTCGAATTGCTTACTAATTTCCGGCATTTTAATTAGCGCCGCAAGATCATCAAAACAATCACCACGATGCGATCCTTGATCAATATTATCTGATGTTAGTTCTAGTTCTATTCTGCCAGATCCGCTAGTCCATATATTGTTCATACTGCCACCAACTGCCTTTCATCTAATATCAACTTCTTACCGTGATCTGTTTTCACTATATAAGTGTTAGGCTTAATAACCTCTATAATTTCCGCTATGTGTTCAGGCGCATGCCAATTAATATAATCATTAAGACTAGCGCATATGCCTATTTTAATTTTATCTCCGATTTTCATATTGTGACCTCTAATGTCTTATATGGTTCGCCGTAAAAATTATTGTCTGTATAGAATTCAAGAGCAAATTTAGTGCAATTCATTCTATAAAAAACAATTTCATGAGCGACTCTTTCCCTGGCATTCTTAATAATATGTGACATGCTCTTTAAGTGAGAGATAAGACTTTGTCCTTGTAATGTATAACGTTGATCATCATTATCGAATAATTTAATTAGCACTTTCATGATTTATATCCCCCGTATCGGCAATTTCAGTATCTAGATAATTTAGTATCACTTGATGAACATCTGACCGGCGGCATAGCATATGCAACATATCCATAGCTGTATTAAAGTCATTGCCTGCTTCCTGTAAATGTCTAGTCATGTGTCCGTTTATGCGCGTATAGTATTCGATATAATAATCGTTTAGTATGTCTGTTAGCATGATATTTAACCTCTCAACTAAGTCAGTGTATATTTCTAATTTTCTGCTCATTTGCTTAACTCCTAGTATTACTGTTATATCAAATTCACTTACGGTGCGGGTATATTAATTAAGTTATGTTGCTAATCCGTAATTCACCTACCACCTGCCCGCGATATTCAATGCTTATAAAGTCATCGGCTTCCCATATGTAATGTAGATCCTTGGCTACTATATAATGCGCCTTGCGGTTAAGTGATAAACAAAAACCCATGCCAACAAAATATGGATTAACAATACGTTTAATCATATTATCCCCGTAGTTAGCAGGTAATGTTTCAGTACCGACATGAAAACTATCATTATTTTCAAAGCCGTCTTTTTCATTACCCCATAAGTCATATCGGATGATCTGCAGAGTAATATTTTTAGGTTTATTCCCGTTTTTTATCCATTTAATTCTGCCCTTATCATCAACTGTTAACTTATCATTGTGCGGTAACAGTGTTATAGGAAAATCGTTATTCATATTATTGTATCTCCTGTAGTTCTTCGATATCTTTTACTGTATGCATATTAACCTCCTATCATCGACTTGTTATCGATATCATTCCACTGTAAAAATAGTAATTCCGCGCACTTATCGGTGCTTGGGTAAACCATAGCGGCTGTATAAAAATCAGGCATTCTAGTATCTATTAACTGTTCATTGTCACAAAATTCTGCTAAAAAATATTCGTTAGTCATGTTCGTTAACCTCATGTGCTTACATTACTGTTATACCGCTTGCAATTGATGTTAAGTATGTTTTTAAATATAGTTGTTACAAATAGTAATAAAAAGGAAAGGCGTAAACCTTTCCTTATAATTACGGTTTACATACTTTCGCACTACTAGGTAACCAATCATTAACTGTTGGTCTTTCAAGTATGCAAGCGCTCTTAATGATGTTGTCTAATATTTTGTCATCGGCTTGCCGTATTTCGGCTATTGCCATACAGGCGGATGATATGAGATAAGAGCCGATACTAGTATTGCTATCTATATTATGTTGATCGCGATACTCAATGCCAGTAATAATAGATTGAGCGCCGATAGTCATGTATCTGCCAGGAGCTAAGGTATAAGTTAACGTGTTAGTTTTAATATGTACCATGCCCGCATGAGGTTGGAACAGGTTATAAACACTGGTTGACTTATCTGTTGTATGTATAAATACGATCGCGCCTTGATCTATTGTTACGATAGCTTGCGGCGTATGTATCATACTATTTATAGATATCAAGACCATAACTGCTGTATTAATAATTAGCTCATGCATTACTTTAACCTCACTGGCAATACTCTGACCTTATCATATTTATCCCTGACCGTGATATTCATAATAAAACCAACAGGATATAGTGACACGCTAGGTAGTAAACAGGGTCTGTATTGTTCGCGCTCTATCTTAATAATATAATCGCCTATTTGTACTTTGCCGTATAGATCACTTGTTGGAGAGATATAAAGTATCTGCCCGGTATGTTGATTAACTGTTACGCCTATAAGACCACGCAAGACTACGGCGCTAATCCGACTAGTTAGCTTACCTCTTTTATCTAATACAGGTGTTCTAGGGCATAGCAAGACCGGCTCATTATGAATTACATTACCTTGGAGCGGCTTGGCGTATACGGGAGTTAATAATAATAATAAGAATAATAGTATCATCGTAGGGATAAACCAGATCGCACGTACTTACCGCTCCGACGGACAATAGGATAACCCATGCCTGTTAAGATGCGCCCAAATTGATTTTTGCTCAATATAGTGCGATCGTGAGTGAATGAATGATCAATATGCGCTAAGTGCAAGTCATTAACCTCAGAGATATTTAGAACATCAACATCGCAACAAGAGTCTAAGAAGTCTTGGACTAATGCATAATATGCTTTATGCATAGGGTGATGAATAGGTCTAGGCGTCGCATTATCCAATACATTAGTCAGTAAATTGATCGCGTCACGTATGCGATTAGCATTATTAATAGTTAGGTCAGGCATATTAGTTCCTCTTTGATTAGTAGTTGACAAAGATTAGCATGTCTCACTAGTATTGTCACATTAAAGCTATATCATGCCCGTGTGAGAGATGAATGTCACAAGAATGTGAGTAATTGCACATACATTATAAACACTGTTAAGAGTATATATATGGTTAATACAGCGGAAAATAGCACATAATCTACTTTATTTTTCACTATTAATATTTTACTAAAAAGTAAATATATAAGAATATATAGGAGAAATAACTAATATATGTGAAAAATGCAGTATGTGGTAGAGCATTGCAACACCCTCTCATTTCCTCCAAAGTTTATTTGTCCACCTGTTACCCTTTCGCGCCTTCCCCGTGCTGTATTCTACCGTAATTGTGTGATGATTTTTTAGTTGTCAATAGCAACTAAATGCAGTTGAACCACAGCATATTGTCTTGTTTGAGTGACAATATGCCTGATATCAACTGTTGATACTCACTAAAGCCACTGCTCATTCTGTAGTATCATGCAACTAATTTGCATATTATCAGACACTTATAGGCTATGGATTCACTTATGCCTGCTTTGCATAATTGCGCTTAACTTATGCATATTACGCATAATCATGCGCCACTAAACAGAGCTATGCGCCAAACATGCGCCACTAAATAATAAGAGCAGGTTTTCACCTGCTCTTATTTATATGTTCGCGCTTAGCAGTGTTGCTCTGCCCCCTGGCATCCCTGCCAGTATGCTCACTGGAGAGTGCGCGCTATGCTCCGAAGTGCTTAGTCCAATCAGCTACCGCTATATCTTGCGGCTTGCTTGGCTTCCATGCTGTACTACATATGCCCTTGCTGCAAGCGGGTCTAGTGCCTAACAGTGTATGTATTAAATTAGTAATTAATTGTATCATTGCTTCACCTCTTGCTTGGTCATATGCACCTATCATAGCAAGCACCACTGAGCATATGCACATAGTGAAGATATGTATGTTACATATCTTCATGTGACAGTGTATTACGTAATATGAAGATATGTGTGCACAATAAGATATGTAACAGTATTCTGTATGGTACGATGCGAATTGCTGTATGCCCGCGCCCGCCCGGCGGACGGGGTACACCTAGGGGGGGGGTGGCTTGTTGTATGGCATATGGATGGAGGGTAGAGGGGTCCCTACCCCCACGCTCTTGGGTATATTTTTCAAAAAAACTTTTTTACAGAAAATCGAAATCCGTTTCGGGTGGTCATATTTTTTTTAAAAAAACTTTAAAAGGCAGATTCAGATTCTGTTTCGGGACTCCGGTATCTTAGAATATATTTTTGATTAAACTCTTCA